GCCACTCTGGTTTGGTAACACGAATGGAGATACCCTTAGCCTCTAAAGCACTAGTAATCCAAGGGAGGTGTTTGTAAACACTCTGTTGTGAGCCAAAGTACACCTTATCTCCTATCTGTATCTGGTTAACCATATCGGTATACTTCATATCCTTACCAATCTTGCCACTACCTTTACGGTATGCAGCTACTGACATTGATGGACCACGTGTCTGACCTTGGATCATCTGTCCAGGAACTGGAGTAACAACCTGTTGTTGAGGTTGTGGTGGTTGATACTGAGCTTGATTGACAACTGGTGGTTGATATGGTGTCTGTACCACCTGTTGTTGATTAGATTGATATCCGTTCATTGGATATGTTGGTTGTTGATTAGGATTAAATAAAGACATAAGTCCTCCTTATTAATGTAGTTAAGTTGATGATCATACCCTCTTGGTACAACCATCATATCTAACGGGAGTAAATCCCATTAGTGGATATCAACCTAATGATATGATTGATACCCATATCTAACGGGGGTAGTGTTAATGTATATTACGCTCATACATTCCTAATAGCATTTTAGAGATTTTTACCCTATATTCTGTTATTAATATGGATAGATTTACGAACTTTTCGATGGTCAACTACTATAGTAACTACATAAGTATTGACCATGTATTTAGTTACTACATATATTTTCTATTATACAATTACATATGTTACTATATATAGTAATTACTTTAAAAATAGCAGAAATAGTAATATGATGCAAATACTTTATGAGATTATTAGATTTATTTAGTGGAATAGGGGGGTTTGCCCTTGCAGGAAAGTGGATCTGGGGTGATAACCTTGATATTGTAGGGTTTTGTGAGATTGAGAAGTATGCACAGAAGGTTTTAAATAAGAATTTTCCAGATGTACCCATATATGACGATGTAACGAAGCTTGATGGAACAAAATTGGGTGCAATAGATATAATTACAGGAGGTTTCCCATGTCAAGACATATCCATAGCGGGGAAAGGGCGGGGTTTTATAGATGAAACTACCGGTGAAAGGACGAGGTCGGGTCTTTGGTCAGAGTTATGTCGCATTATTAGCGAAGTACGACCAAGATATGCACTCATTGAAAACGTACCAATGCTCATTCATAGAGGACTTGAACGTGTACTCTGCGACCTTGCCGAAATCGGGTACGATTGTGAATGGCAGGTTATTGGAGCAGACGATGTTGGTGCGTGGCACAGGAGGAAGAGGATTTGGATTGTTGCCTACCCCCAAGGCTCTGGACTCCCAGAAAGACTTGAACAGCGGAAAGAAGACCATTTTAACGGAACAGGGGAGTTTTTGCAACGTGAGGGAGAAGGACGGGATGAAATTCGGAGCTTCTTTGAACGAAGTGGTGAAAATGTTCCCTACACCGAGAGGAAGAGAGGGAAACGCAGGAAAAACGGGGTCGAAGGGTTCGAGACACAACGCGGAAAAACTGTATCTAGACGGGGTAATACAGGAAAAAAGAAGAAATCCAAGGAAAAGAAGTATCCCAACACCTACCGTAATGGACGCGACTATGGACGGAAAGTGGCAAAGGACTCTAATGAAGGATTCTCTAGCGGAGGGGAACTGGAGAGGGGTAAATCTATCAAATTTCACCCAGATGTATCCAACTCCAACGGCAACGGATTGCAACACTCATTGGAACGACAAGATAAGGTTCGACTCTCTAGCAGCGCAGATACACAAAGAGAGGGACGAGGTACTCCCAACTCCGACAGCTGGGATGTACAAAACGGATACCACGAACCCGGAGTACCACAAAAGGAGATACAAGAAAGGTTATCAGAAGATGTTGACGGACACAGTGATAACACAGGAAGGGTGCAAGGGGGTTTTGAATCCCGATTGGGTGGAATGGCTAATGGGATTCCCTCCGGGCTGGACGGATATTGGAGAGTAGAGCCCCCTATACCCAGAGTAACGGAAAAGAAGAAACATAGAATACCGAGATTGAAGGGTCTTGGTAATGCTATAGTACCACAGGTAGCTGCCTATATAATGTATAATATAAAGAATGCCGAAGGATAGTGTAATACAATACCACGATCCTGGTGATGAAGCTGATTTCAAGACCGAGATTGACGATAAGTATGTGGATTACACGATTGACCATCTCTTGAATGATATAGACATTCTTACAGAACAACCCATCCCTAAAGATTATGTCACGCTGGGAAAAGACAAGTAATAGACCAAGTGAGTACTCTAGGTGGCATCGACAGTTTACTGGAGAATGGAGATATGTTGATATTGATGCTATTGAATACTGTAGACACGGATATCGTGCATTAGCAGTATTTGAAATAACTAGGAACGGAACAGGTAAACCGTTCATAATGACTAGACAAGTGGCAGAATCGTTGAATGTTCCTGGTTATGTGGTAGAGACAACACCTCATGCAGAGAAGATTATTTCACATTTTAGGGTAATGCGTGTATTTCCTGACATCACAGGGTTTAAAGACGTTACCCCATCCCAATTTAGAAAGTGGCTAGATAAACTACACAAGGATTGCATAAAAAACTGTACAGGAGAAGCGTGTCATGGATGTGATTACACGGAAACATTTAAAGCAAAGCCTTAAAAAGGGGAGAAAACGTGAATATTATGAGAAATCTTATAATATCTATACTGCAGATGAGGCAAAAGCAAAGAATATAGAGTTCAAGAGATGGGTCGACTGTAAAAAGGGAGAATATGGAGTTTCGGATGACGGATATGTGGCTATTTGCCTAAATGTGAGGAAATATAAGAAGAAACTTAACTATGTCTTCCCATTTGGTCAACAATTCGCAACAATTAAGGATAAAAAGGGCATATTACTCTATGAGCCCCATAGATTAACAGGAAACTACTCAGGAGTGACAACCAAGAGCAATGAGGAGTTAAACCAGAATAAACGGGTTTATAAGGACTTTGCCAAGGCTTATGCAATGCAACTCATGGTAGGTGATGTAAATTATTATGCATTGGGTAAAATGTTGTATGGAGGTAAACCTAAACCTGAGTTAACTGCAAAAAAAATCTTAAAAAAGGAGTATATGAAGAAAATGGTAGACGAACAGATGAGAAAGATACTTGATTCAAAAGAAATATCAGAAGGTTCGGTACTTGATATGGTAACTGATGCACATGAGGTTGCCAAGCTAAAAAGTGATCCTGGCAATATGTTACGTGCTGCAGAGAACTTAATAGGCATATTAGGGATGAAAGACAAGAAAAAGGAAGAAATAAACGAATTAACTGCAGATACAATGTCTTGGGAACAAATAACAGATTCATTAGAAGAAGATAAGATAGAAAGTGGACAAACGGAAGATATACCTCAAATTACGGGATGATATGATAGCATTCGGTAGGGTATGTCTACCGAGTATGTGTACCCAGAAATCACCAAAGTTTCATTATGAACTTGCTGATATCTTTACTAATAAGGAGAATAAGAAGATAAATATCATTGCACCTAGAGGACACGCTAAATCCTCTATCGGTGCGTGTATGTTTCCATTACATCATCTATTCTTTGATGAGGGGAAGAAAGTTATTGTATTGTCATCAAAAACACAGGGTCATGCTATCGACCAATTACAAACAATAAAAGACGCATTAGACTATTCTATGCCTTTAAGGAAGATATTTGGGTATTGGGGACAACATACAGCTAGAGTTTGGACAAAAGATAGGATAGTTCTAAAGGATGGAAGTGCAATTATCTGCAAGGGAACGGGTCAGCAAGTTCGTGGACTAAAATTTGGGAATCAACGCCCATCTCTTTTTATACTTGACGACCCTGAAGACGAAAACAATACTAAAACTACTGAATCTATGGAATGGAATCTTAGGTGGTTGTTACAAGGCGTTGAACCTTCTTTGGATCCTCACAAGGGAAGAATGCTTGTAATTGGAACTCCACAACATCAAAGGTGTCTTGTAGAGACTCTTCATACGATGAAGGGGTATGTGTCAAAAAAATACAAAGCTGTTCAAGATGATGGGTCTGTATTATGGGAAGAACAGTTGTCTAGGAAAGTATTAGATAGAAAGAAAGAAGAACTAGAGTCTATAAATAGATTATCTGTGTTTTATAGAGAATATCAGTGTGAAGTAGTTGGAGACGAAGATCAGTTGTTTTCAGAAGAAACCTTTCAATATTGGGATGGGTGGTATGAAAAGGGGTTTGATAGAACAGGATGGCTTAATGTAACAAAAATGGGAGAAGATGAGTTTGACCCACCTATAAAGAAGTTTGTGTTTGCATTTATGGGTATTGACCCTGCTTCTAGTACAAAATCTTATGCTGATTATTCAACTATTGTAACAACTGCCTTTGATACTGATGGGAATCGTTTTATTCTTCCATATTATAGAAAACATGCTAAACCAATGGATTTAGCTCAGTCTATATTGGATTATGATGATATTTATAAACCACAGAAGGCACACATAGAATCTGTAGCATATCAGGAAATGTTGAGGGATTATGTTAATAGACAACGATTTATACCTGGATTTGCAATAAAAGTTAATCCTCGCACAAGAAAGAGTACTAGGTTAGAGTCAATGCAACCCTGGTTTTATCAAAGAAAGGTTTGGATAAAAGAGGGTATGAAAGACTTAGTAGATGAACTCCTTTTATATCCAAGAGGAAAGCACGATGACCTCTTAGATGGACTATATTATTCATTTTTAGGTGCATATACACCTTATGAAGAAGATCATGATGAAGAACAAAAACAAGATACACCACATACCACACAAAAAAGCCTTAACTGGAAACTATTATAAATTAGATAAGTTAGTAGAAAAGCTAGAAATACTTATATCTGAGGAATATACAGGTTCTATAGAAATTTCTTTGCATGAAGGCAATATTAGTCGTAAACTTCATTTAAGATCCAGTTTGATATTGGATTAGTACATCATTATTTGATTCTATTAAGGGGATCACTGTAGAAACATAGCCCCTGATTTATTTCAGGGAGTTTATTTGTCAAAAGACAATTCTACTTTAAAGATAAAATCTGAGGTTGGCACTCATAGCTACCTCGGATACTTAATATCCGACCATGACGAGAAGAAGGATGGGGTTCATCCGGAAGTCAATTTATCCAAAGAAACACTCCGATACTACGAAAAAGAACGTGATCCTTGGGCGTTAGAGTTTAAAATAGCTGAAGAGTTCAGAAATGGAGCTCAATGGACACGGGAGGAAGCAGATGTTCTAAAATCTCGTGGACAAAATCCAATAGTAGTTAATAGAATGCATCCTATTATAGAGACTGCAAAAGCACTATTAACTACGAAGAAACCCCAATTCCGTGCAACGGGTCGTGATGATTCAGACAATAAGACCGCTAAGATGTTCTCTGACTTGTTTCAGTATATGTGGGATCAGTCTAATGGGAATGATGAATTAAAACGTGCTATTGATGATTATTACGTAGGAGGGATGGGAGTAATCCAGGCATATCAAGATCCTCATGCAGATAATGGTAAGGGAGAGGTTCAGTTAAAATCTTTATATCCTTTAGATGTATACCTAGATCCAAATGCTCGTGATAAATATTGTAGAGATTCTGCACATATTATTGTTGCAAGGCTAATGACAGATAGTGAGGCATACAAAATATACCCTGAATTTATAGGTGAAATTGCAAATTCAACGGGTTCACAAGAAAAAAGATACCCTTCCACAGACCTTGATACGGAGTCGAGACAAATATATCTTGATGACATTGAAACTTCAGATTCAAACTCAACTACAAGAGAATACATAGAACGATATACAAGAATAAAAGAACCGATGCATCGCGTATTCTGCGAAACAAGTGGGATGGAGTATTTATTTGATGATGATGAAGTACATGAATATTTAAAACAAACTATATATTGTTTACATAATGGTGAAAATAAGCAGTATATCGTTAATTATGACCAGGTTCAACTAATGCACCAACAATATGCACAGTTTGATGGGGTTTATCATCTAGTACAGGATCCTAATACTGGACAACCAACTCCAGTAGCTGGTATAGAAGAAAAAGATCCTAATGCTATTCCAGGTAGTACAACTATTATGGAACAGCAGATAATGCAATATCTTGTTGAATTAGGAAAGATTTATATAAATACAATACAAGCAAATAGAATTAAAGTTATTTGTTCAGTCGGAGACACACTTTTATATACACGTATACTCCCCTGTGAGGATTATCCGATAGTCACATTAATGAACATACATAATAGGACGCCTTACCCTGAAAGTGATGTTAGGATATACAAACCATTACAAGAATATATTAATAAGATTCGTTCATTAATTATTGCACATGCTTCTACATCTACAAATGTCAAACTACTTATTCCGAGAGGATCTGTTAATAAAAAGGAGATTGAAAAAGAATGGGGTCGAGCAGGCACAGCAGTCATTGAGTTTGACGCTGAGCTCGGGCAGCCAGTGGTCGCAGGACCAGTACCTTTACCTAACGAACTCTATAAGAATGAGACTGATGCAAAAACAGACTTAGAGTATGGTTTTGGCATCTATGAGTTGATGCAGGGAGGTGGAGGTGCTCCAAGTACCTATAGAGGGACTGTGGCTATTGATGAATATGGACAAAGACGAATAAAGTCAAGACAGGATGATGTAGAGTATTGCTTAAATCAGTTGGCACGAGTATGTATACCCCTAATGCAACAGTTATATACTGAAACAAAAGTATTTCAAATAATAAATCCAAATGGGACTATCTCTAATCGAACAATGAACGCAGTGAATTATGATAATTTTGGTCAGGTGATAGAAAGGTTTGATGATGTTACTGTTGGAAAGTATGATATACAGGTTGTAAGTGGGTCTACATTACCATCTAACCGATTCGCACAGTTTGAATACTATATGGAACTCTACAAAAATGGGATTATAGATCAGGAGGAACTCCTCAAAAAGACCGAAGTTGTAGATGTAGAAGGTGTATTACAAAGAATGAGTCTTATTAATCAGATGAAACAGCAAATAGCAGGGCTATCTGAAGAGAATAAAAAACTTAAAGGGGATATGCAAACTGCAGATAGAGAATTAAAACATGCACGACAGCGTGTAGAAGTAGAAAAATTTAAAGGGGACTTAAAAGATACCTCTTCAAAAGCTAGTATGGCTGGTCAACTATATAAACAGAGATTAGGTGATCAGTTAAATAACAGTAAAAAAGATTTAAAACGAACTGAAGATGTTGCTAAAGCAGGTGCTAAAGCAGAGGAAACTCAAACTTCTTCGGTTCTGGACACACTATAAAGGATAAACACAATGGAACAAGAGACAGTTGTACAACCTACTGAACCCCAGCCAGATATGTTGGCAGAGACAGTTACAGAAGCATCTGAAACTCCAGAAGATTCAATAGAGTCTATCTTTAATGAGTTAGGAGGAATTAATCAAACACTAGTTGAAACAGAAAATACCCAGGAATCGGGTATTAACTCTGTTGCGAGTGAAACCCCTCCCACAGAAGTTGTTGATGACGGTTCATATCGTTATTGGCAAAGTGAGGCAGATAAACGGAAACATGAGAGAGATGAGGCATTTAGAGTAATGGGGGTCAATTCTTTAGACGAATTCCAGACTAAGGCGCGAGAGTTACAAACTCTGGCACCAGCAGCTAGATATATTGTCGAGAATCCAGACATATTAACTAATGTCGAGAATAAGCTCAGTGGGACACCTAATGGTCAACCTCAACCAGGAGACCAGCAACTCCCACAACAAGCAGCTCCAGTGCCGGAAAAACCTGCGGATTATGATCCAACTGATGCCTTTAATGATCCAGATAGCAATTCTTGGAAGTATCGAGAAGATATGGATACATTTAGGGACAGTGAGATTAAAAGAGTGGCAGATGAGAACGTGACGATGAGAAACCAGGTATCAAACGCATACCAGCAATTACAGGAAAAGGATAGACAGAATGGAATAGTAAATGAACTGTCATCTACACATGGTATGACACAGCAAGAAATAAATGACTTTATGGCATGGGGAAACTCAGGTGAAAGTTATAGTATTTCCAACCTTGTTAACCTCTTTCGTCAGAAATCTGGTGCAGCACAACAACAAGTACCACAACAAACAGCAAATACCGAACAAAAGGTAGCTGAGTTTCAGCGTCAAGCTGAACGCTTAAAAGCTCCTCAACCGGTAGGTGTTGTTCCTGGTACTGACCAGGTTACGAATCGTCCTCTTGAAGATCGTATAATGGATCTAATGGTTAATGATTCAAATAGGCTGACATTATAGGAGTATAATTATGGCAATACAAGACAAGTATTCGACTCAAACTGGAAATACGGTACAGGGTGTATCTATTGATAGTACTAGGCGATTACTTAATTTTGGAGAGAGAATAGCAAAACTCGCTCCTCAACAATCTCCATTTTTTGTATATCTGTCAAAGATGGCACGTAAAGTGACTGACGATCCGATATTCAAATTTTTGGAACAACGACATCAATGGCAAAGGCGTACATTTACAGTAGATAATACTGTAACAGGCGCAGGTTGGGATGCAGGAGCAGAAACTGATGGGACAAGTTATTCTGCTGGAAACGGTGATCTTTATATTTCTTGCAAGTATGATAAGTATGGAAATATTACTACTACAGATAACCCGTGTTACTTCATTGTGCCAGGTCAAGTCATAGCAATAGCAAATGACGATGGTAATGTAAGGCGTTTTCGCATTAGTGATACTGCAACAGTAACTACAGTAACAACTGACTATACAAATGAGGATAATAATGGTGCATATGTTAGTCATTTGGAGCACTCTAATGATCTATCTACTGTTATTACAGCTGAATCTCTCACTCCGGTGGGATCTGATATCGGTGCTGCAGAAGCTTTTGCAGCTGGTAATAAAGGTACTGTAATTGGAAGTGCATGGGCTGAAGGTACAACTGCTCCCGATGGATGGGAAGACGCATTGTATGACAGAGAAGGATACTGCCAGATATTCAAAACTGGTATGAAATTGTTCTCTGGAACTGCAATGGCAACTCGTTATCGTGGAATTGCAGATGAGTTCAAACGTGTATGGGCTGAAAAGTTAATGGAACATAAGATGGATATTGAACAAGCAGTACTATTTGGTTCTGGTAAAGGACATTCAGTATCTGCCGGTGTTGAAGGAACAGGAGCTCCCGTTAGATATACTTGGGGGATTCTACCATATACTGAAGCAAATGGTAAACAGTATAACTTCAACTATAGTTCAAGTGGTTATGATTCATTTCTGTCATCAATGGAAGACTTCTTTGCACCGGAATCAGGCAATAGTGGGTCAAAACTAGTATTAACATCAAGAAAGATCATTACCTTTTTGAATAAATTGGGTTCTGGTGGATTCTTGAATAATACAGTCGGTTCTTCGCAATATCGTCTAGATGTTCAGAACATACAAAATCAGTTTGGTCATACAGTAACTAAAGTAAATACCCTATATGGTGATTTACATTTTGTCATGGAACCATTATTACGTGGTCCTTGGGAGAATAAGGCAGTTGCAGTTGATATGAAGAATGTGGCGTGGAGACCTCTAGTGGGTAATGGGGTTAATCGTGATACACATATCATGACCAATATTCAGGGTAATGATGAAGATGGACGAAGAGATATGATTCTCACAGAAGCTGGTCTTGAGATCAGTCTTCCAGAGACCCATGCTATTCTGTCTTTTAGTTAAGGAGGTGTAGAAATGGCTTGGACTAAAACAAGTAGCGGTGGGTACACTATCTTAACTGAAAGTGGATTAGTGCTTGATGACAATGAAAGTGCTTCGGCTGAAACAGTTACAGTTACTTCAGTACTTCCAGTTGGAATAAATTGGGAAAACACTAAGTTTCCACTAATTGTTGATATGACGACAGCAGCTGGTGCTGCGGTAGTATGTGATGCTCTTTTACAGACATCCTCTACCGGAACAACATCAGATGATGTAATGGGTGCTTCTTCAGCAACACCTAGTTGGGTAGATTCAGTAGCACTTAACATAAATGTTGGTTCTGCTACAACTACTAATTATGGTATAGAAGTTGATGCAACTAGTATCTATGCTCCATATGCGAGGATAGCTCTAATAACTGCAGCAACAGATCTAACTGATGGTGCTGGTAGATGTACAATAACAGTAGCCTTTAAAGACAGTCTAAATGTAGACCTAGAGACTGCCGATATAGGCGGTATAGGACCAGATCCATCATAACAATGTTGTTAATGGTGATTTTAAATAGGGGGGGTGCTCTTTGCATCCCTCCTACGGGATGTTGATATGGGAACTTGGGCAAAAGAAATTGCTGACCTAACAGGAGTAAATGGCGCTGACTATGATATTATTATGTCAACTCTAGATCCTCTTGATCCAACCTTACCAACAGTAGTGAATGCAAAAATACAATCATCTTGTGTTGAGGTAATAAATAGATTACCACCAAGTAAACTACAGTTTCTTACAACAAAACTAACAGATAGTGGTAGTGGAATCCAGACGATGGCTGCTGATATTATAACAAAAGTGGTTAGTGTTACCAAGGCTGGATATAAAGCAAGTCTTGTTGACGGAATGGACTCATCGAGGTTTGCAGCAAGTTCAGGATCTATTTATGAGGCTACTCCTACTAGTCCAGTTTATTTTATTAAGGATGCTAAGTATTTTGTAGAACCTGGTGGTGGAGATATCTATGTTGCTACTCTACCCATAATAGAATATGATGATACTTATTTAGGGGCAAGTGATTCTTCAGATCCAAAAGGTGATTTGTTAGCAGAGATTGCACCTGCTATTTTATATAGAGCTAGTCAAAATATGTTAACTTATATGATAGGAAGACATTTAGATGAACTTCCTACAGATTTAGATCAAAATTCACTTAACCAAGATACTACAGATGTATTTGAATTAATTGCAGACTTTAATGAGACTACTAGTTTAAATATTGCATCTTATTTTACAGAATTAGCGACACTAATTGATGATGAAGAGGATGTAGAGCTAGCAGGTATGAAAATTTCACAAATACAAGCCTTATTGGGTGAAATGACAACTGAATTAGGGGCTAGTAAGACAGAATATGATACCAATCTTGCCAAAAGACTACAGTTATATACCACAAGACTCGCTAAGGAAAAAGAGATACTATTAATATATCAAGGACGAGTATTACAATTAGAAAAAATGTACAATGAACAATTACAAATGATTGTAGGTACTGCATAATGACACAAGAACAAATGATAGAATCTGTACAACAATTGTTTCCCAATTTAGGAGAGACACAGATAAGAATTTGGTTAAATTTGGGATTAAAACAATTTTGTAGAAAGACAAGAATTTTAAAAGCAAACTTTTCATTTAATACTGCAGCCAATAAGAGATATTACTCATTAGGAACAGATGTAGACTCAACTGGAACTATTATTGAGGTATTAGATGTTAATTATGATAATTATCAAATACCAAGACTTGTGGGTGGTAAACCTGATTTGGAGGATTTAACGTGAGTGATGCTAAGACTAATGCATTAAAGACCCGTTGGTGGGTGGATAATAATAGTATTGCAATTGTAAGGGAGAACTCTGGAAGTACTGATCCACAGTATTTAAGCCCTAATGAAGTAAAGTCAGTTACAGCATTTTGTATAGTTGAAGATGAGAATTTTGTAACCGGCACAGGAACAGGGATAAGACCAACGGAAGTACCAGCGATACCAGAAGAATTTCAAGAGGCATTAGTTGATTTTGCAATGTGTAAAGCATATGAAACAAAACCAGATGGTCTTCAGAACGCTTCTTATTTTAAAATGAAGTTTGATAAAGCTGTAGTTGAAGGCAAAAGATATGCTAATCAAGCAAATGATGGGTCATCATATAATATTAAACAATACGATTATTAGGAGAAAACATGGCAATAAGTACAATAGACGTAACAAAAGTAACAGATAGAATCGGGGATTCTCTTGCAGTAGTTGGAAAGGCTGAAGATCGTACGACTGCTACAGCTGCTTTTAGTGCAACAAGAGGGATACATTGCAATATAGCCGATACATATGAACTTACTTTTGTAGATAGTACAACAGCTGTTGATATGGTATTAACAGACGGAGTAACATATCCTTTTTGTGTTACCAATGTTTTAAATACATCAAGTGCTGCTATAGATGCTGGAGACATAACTCTACTTTACTAATGAGATTTGGATCAGGCATAGGAATAACTAGGTCTTCTAGGGGTGTATTATCTTTTATTAAAGATAATCTTAAACTCTATATGCCTTACAAGGGTGCTGATACTAACAAAGGTGTCCAATTCGTAGGCACAGGTAGTACATTATTTGCCGATGGAGACTATATAGAAGTTGCTGATGATGAAACATTAAATTTAGGTACTTCAGATTTTACAGTATGTGCTTGGGTAAATTTATCTACTTCAGACCCAGATGGATATGCTATTGTATGGAAAGAAGAGACAACAGGTACTGATACTGGTTTTGGAATTAGGTATTATGAAGATGATATAAAAATAGATTTTGGAGATAATTCATCAGACTTGAGTTCATATTTACCTTCATTTACAGCTGTATCTCTAAATGTATGGCATTATCTTTCTTTTGTTTTTGATAGAACAGCAGGAACAGTTCAAGGTTATTTAGATGGAGTTATAAAAGGAACTACATTAGATATTAGTGGTGTTTCTGGAAGTATAGATACTTCTACTGCATTATTTATTGGCAAAGACGCAGGTTCATATAATTATATGAATGGCTCAATGAAAAATGTAGCAATATGGAATAGAAAAATAACTGCTACTGAAATACAGAATGTGATGTATAAGCAGTATGATGAAATACCAACATCTTCAAGACTTACAGATGGTCTTGTTAGTTGGTGGGCTTTAGATGATGCTGATGTGTCTTTAAAGAATACTGGTTCGTCAGTTACTACATATCTTTATAGAAGTATTAATTCTTTATTAACAGAAGATGAAACTTATAAAATATTATATGAAATTGAACCGACTAGTGGTGTGAGTGCAAATTTATTAGTAGGGGATGGGCTTTATAGTAGTGATATTCATAATTCTGGATGGGTTACTTCTAATACATTAGCAGAATTTACTTTCACTAATACTGGGATTGTCGATGTTAACGTAACTTTTGGTCAGAGTGGAGGAGCACGCACAGCTTCTCTAAAAAAATTAGAAATATTAGACTCAAGTAATAATTTAGTATGGAATGACTTTACTGCTATTGGAGATTGGACTGAAGGGACTAATGCTACTGTTTCAAACATATATATAGACAATCACGGCACTAATCATGGTACGAGTGGAGATGGCTCAACTTCAAGTACATTTCCTACGCATACTTATGAAAGATATGGGCAACAATCCCCTGTAATCCCAAGAGCCATAGATAACGCACCTACAGTACAAGCAGATGCGATTGGAAGTGGAAGTGCTTTGTTTGTAGCAAGTAATACTGATTATATAAATGTAGGAAATTCTTCATCTTTACAGATTACTGGTACTGCAATAACTGTCACTTCTTGGGTTAATATTCTTACTGATACTGATTGGATGAAAATTATATCCAACTCTACTGGTGGAAGTTATACGGATGGATATACATTTTTTTATTCTAATGAGCAATTTCATTTTAGTATAAATCACGAAACTACAAATGTAGCAAAAGTAGCCTACACAACTTATGGTGAATGGCATCATTTAACAGGTGTTTATGATGGAACAAATATAAAAATATATGTAGATGGAGTTCTTGGGGGAACAGATACTTATTCCAGTGCTATTGGCAATACAAGAGATACATATATAGGAGCAGGATATACTGATTCTATAAATGGACATATGAATGGCAACATCTGTCAATTAGGTATTTGGGCAGGTGCATTAACCCAAGAGGAAATCCAATCTGTAATGGAAAAGACTTTTGAAGAATTGGATGCTGAAGATAAGGGGCGTGATGGTGATGAAGTAAATACAACTGCAAATGCTACATCTCCTACAAATGAAACTAATGCTACAACTGGTTGGGCAGATTTGACAACAGATGTTGGGCTTACTACAGATAGTACTATAGTAGATGAAAGTACATATTCTTTAAAGTTTGTTACTGGTACAAGCCAAGAAGGTGCTAAAGTAAATTGGACAGTTGATAATACAAGTTTTTATAGAATAAGAATGAGATATAGGGCAGAAGAAGTACATACTACAGGATTTAAGATTCTTTTAGGCACATCCTCTGGTGGTAGTCAATACAGTGCTAATGAGTATGATACAGTAGCAGGAGTATGGGATACAATTACAGAGTATGTAACTACAACTGGGACTACACTTCATATGGCTATTGAAGAAAAAGATATGTCAAGTAACATACTTACAATGTATATAGATAATATCAGTGTAAAGAAGATGAATGATGGACACGACTTAGTCTCATATTGGTCTTTGGATGAAACTATAGAAACTGGTGCTGATTTAGTTTATGATAAAGCATCTGAAACACTTGGTGATAACTTGATTACAAATGGGGATTTCAGTTCGGCACTTGGTGCAGAATGGGACTTAACATTAGGTGGAGGGGGAGGCAGTATTGCATTATCTTCTGAGGGGCTTTTAATTACGCAGGGTGGTTCATCTGTTAGTATGTTTGCTTCTCAGGATTTCACAACTGTGGTTGGAAAAACATATTTGTTTTCAATTGATTTAGTATCTGCAAGTGGGACTACTTGGATTAAGTTATTAGTTGGAACATCCCAGAATGGCTCTCAAGTTAGAGACTCTGGGTATTCTTATGTATCAATAGGAACAACAAACTATCTTTCTTTTACTGCCACAGCAACTACAACTTGGATATCAATACAGGAGGCTCAAACTGGTTTAGCATCTTCATTATGGGATAATATTTCAGTCAAAGAAGTAGGTGGTAATGCAGGGAGACTAATCTAATGGCTACTACAATATCATCAGGAACTAATCCTTACAAACTCGGCTCTCCTCCAGATTTTGGTACTCTCTATAGTGGAAGGGCTTTAGAGTTTGATGGGGTTTCAGATTATGTAGAAAATGCAGCTGGTATTAATTTAATGAGTGGTGGAACTATGTCTTGTTGGTTAAAATCTGATTCAGCATCAGAAACTGGCAAAGTTGTATGGAATGGTATTGGTTCAAGTACTCAGCATTTCTCTATTGGATTAGGAGCTGGTGATGTAAGAGTTACAGTTAAGGATGGTGGTTCATCTACTATAGGGGCAAGTGGATTTGCAATTACAACTGGATGGCATTTTATTGTCGGGACTTATGATGGTAGTAGTACTGTGAAACTGTATGCTGATGGAGTTTTGCAAACTGGTATAGATATACTTGAAGATAATGATTATGAGGGATTAGTTTTAGGAGCAAGAGGAGCAGTTTATGATAACTTCTATGATGGAGAGATTTCTAATGTCCAAATCTGGGACAAAGTATGGTCTTTATCAGATGTACAATATGCTTATACCCATCCAGAGAAACTAATCACAGACAATAGTGCAGTAACATCTGGTACTACCATATCCAATCTAAAGGCTTGGTA